TTGAAATTCGTTCGGCTTCATATTTGAAATCACAAGTTCAACTTCCGCCAACAGGGTTGCTGAAACAATTAGGAGAAACAACCGATCCAATAGAGAAAGATACTAAAGAAACCGACGCAAAAATTGAATCAGTTTTAAAATACCAAAGCGTATTCATGGAAGCATACCAGTTAATGACAAACTCTGCCGCCGCATTAAGGGAGGAAGAAAAAAAGACGAATGCACAACGAATCGATGGAGCATTATCAACATCACAAACCATGATCCATTCAATGAAAGGTTTTAACAAATCTTGGTTTGAAGCAAGCAAAGCACTTTCGATTGCTGAGACGATAATGACAACATACGCCGCCATGACAAAAGCTTTGTTAGTCCAGCCACCTCCGGTCGGCATTGCCTTCGCAAGCACAATCGGTGCTTTAGGATTTGCAAATGTGGCCAGAATTAAAGCACAAAAATATGAGGGCCGCGCAATGGGCGGAAGCGTTCGAGCTAATCAATCGTACATTGTCGGCGAACGTGGAATGGAAATGTTTACACCAAACCAATCCGGAAATATCACGCCCAACAATGAACTCGGCGGAGTTACGAATATCAATTTTAATATAAAAGCAAACGATGCGCGAGGGTTTGATGCACTACTACAGGCACGTCGCGGAATGATTGTGAGCATGATTAATCGAAGTCTCAACGAACGCGGGAAAAGGGCGATTATATGAGCGGAACTTTCCCGAGCAGTCCGGCGTTTAATTCACTGAATATCTCAAGCGTTCAACCTACGTTTGTTTCAAGATCGATTTCAGGTCGTCGGCAGTCACGGCAAATCGGCGGACAATATTTTCGGATGAAAGCTACTTTTCCGCCAATGACGCGAGCACAGTTTGCACCGATATATGCGTTTGTTATGAAGCAACGCGGAAGATATGAGTCATTTACTTTGATACCGCCGGTTTTAAATGCAGGTTTAGGATCACCCGCTGGAACTCCGCTGGTCAATGGAGCATCGCAAACTGGTCGAACGATTGTGACAGATGGTTGGAATAACTCGATAACAATATTCAAAGCGGGGGATTATCTGAAGTTTGCGAACCACGATAAAGTTTACACCGTCACCGCGGATGCAACTTCTGACGGATCGGGCGATTCAACAATTAGCATCGAACCGGCGTTGGTTACTTCTCCGGCGGATAATAGTGCGATCACATACACGTCAGTTCCGTTCACGGTTGCTTTGCGTTCAGGTATTCAGGAATTTGACACTGGTACATCCGGTCTGTTTTCACTTGAGATTGATTTTGAAGAAGTGTTATGAATCCATCGCGCGGTCTGCATTCTGACATTACAACCGAACTCGCTAAAGGCGCGTACACGAATATCAACTTGGTTGATCTGACGCTCGGCACGAACGCCAGTCCGACGACTTATTATTACACGGATCACACTTCAGATATTGTCGTCGGCGGAAATACTTATCTTTCAAATGGTTTTTTAATTTCGATGAGTAATGTTCGCGAAGATAAAGTGATGTCTACAGGCACATTGAATTTGTCATTGAGTGCGGTCGACCAGACTATTGTCTCGGAGGTTTTAACGAATGGTTATCTACACAAACCAGTTAAAATTCAGCGAGCATTTTTGAATTCTGCAAATGCGTTAATCAGTTCAGATGCAGTTTTCACGATTTACGACGGCACTATTGACGTGGCGACAATAAAGGATTCAGGAACGTCAAGCACGATTGAATTAGGAATCAAAAATCATTGGGCTTTTTTCAAACGGATTCAGGGTCGGAGGACGACAAAAAACAGCATGGATGAATTTTTCTCAGGTGATCAAGGATTTGATTTTATGCAGGTATCAAACGAATGAAATTGAATCTAAAAATGCAGGAAATGATCTTGCCGATATTAGACCGAGAAAATGCTCACACAATGGAATCTGTTCAAACGAAACTAAACAACAATTCTGCAAAGTTGTTTCATAATAAGACTGCTTTGATAATTGCGGAACTCGTACAATATCCGCTTTCGCGTGTAACACACATTTGGATGGGAGCAGGAGATTTAAACGGTGTAAAAAGCCTATTGCCGGAAGTTGAATCTTATGCAAAAAAAATGGATTGTTCGAGGTTGGAATTTTCAGGAAGGGAAGGATGGAAACGCTGGACTGAAGAAAACAATTTAGGCTGGACAATGAAAAATATCGTCATGAAAAAAGAACTCGCATGATTCCTTTTGAAAAAAACTGGATTCTTGAAGAACTGAGACCGTTTCAGTTAAATGCTGAAGTGAATCCGATTCAGAGAAATATCTGTTTTGCAACAGGGACGGTATTTGGCGATATAGTAAATACCGCGACAGGTGGGGCATATTATGATATGGGTGGAGGTGACGCGGCAGGTGATCTCGCGGATGATCTCGGACTCTCAAACGACGATCCTTTAGAGCAATTGGAGGATTATGGTGATGATGGACAACTCGATGATACAGGCGGTGATGTATTAAACGAAGTCGTCGATGAAGCTGGACTCGGTGACGACGATTCGACCGAGCCATTAATCACATATTCTAAAAACGGAAAACTTACAGAAGTTTCGCAAGTTCAATCCGTGCCTGTGATTTATGGAACACGGAAAATCCGCGGGATTAAAGTATACAAGGAACTAATTACTGAGCAGAGTTCAACTGGCGTAATTACAGATCAAGATTGGTACATAAACTATGTATTGTCCGAGGGCGAAATCGAAGGTCTTGCGGGAGTAATATGCAATTCTGAATATTCATCTTCGAGTGTGGCGATTTATGGATCTAGTTTTGATATTACTTATTCTCTGATTACCGGTATCGAGTCCGGCGAAGCGGTCGGTTATAATCCGTGGCATATAATACCGGATTTGCAATGGCCTAAAACAGGCGGTGGAGTATTGAGCAAATTAGCGTCGATATATATAAAACTCGGAGCAGGTGAACTTATTAACGCCGGAAGAATGAACACTGCTTTGCCTAAGTTTTCATTTATTGTAAACGGCAAAAAAGTACGCACAAGCACATCTTCCGACACGCTATCGCATTCATCAAATCCGGTCTGGTGTCTGAGGGACTATTTAACTAACTCAATCTATGGGGTCGGACTTGCCGATTCATTGCTTGACGATGCAAGTTTTACAGCGGCGGCGACAATTTGTGATGCAGTGCTTGGATCTTCCGTGGCGACGCATTCATGCAACATGATTGTCAATCCAGCGAAACCGCTCATGGATAACGTCAAACGAATTCTCAATACTTGTGGCGGTTCTCTGCTTTGGGTTTCCGGAAAATATCACGTTAAAATTGCAACAACTCTGGTCGGTGATCCTGCAATGACGTTTGACACGTCAAATATTATCGGCGGAATATCTATAAAATGTGAATCAAAAACGGACAAAGCAAACCAAATAATTGCAAAATATATCACCGGAGTTAATCACTCGGATGATCAAGTAAAAAACTGGCGTGAGGCGGAATTGACTTGGCCTGACAAAATTGACGATTCAGATTTGTACACGCAATTTTTTGAAACCGAAGACAACTCCGTTCCGCTTCGCAAAACAATCAAATTAAAAGGCGTGACAGACCATAATCAAGTCCGCTATCTTGCACAACAATCTTGTCTGCAAAGCCGGAATAATATATCAGTCAGTTTCACGTCTACCGCCGAAGCATTGAATTTGATGCCGAATGATATTATTTCAATCACGCATGATACTGCCGGATGGACGGCAAAAGAATTCAGGGTTAAAAATCTTACGTTGCATAACAACGGAACTGTATCTGTGAACTGTAACGAATATCAATCAAGCACTTATACATGGTCACATCAGGACATACCGGCGGTCACAGATGATACTAATTTGCCAGATCCGAATGCGGTATCTGCTCCGCTCAATTTGGCAATGACTGAAACATCTTATTCGTCAATTGCATCGGGTGGTAGACGTGTACGTACAGAACTGACTTGGACTGACAACGGTGATTATTTCAACGAAGGATATGAATATCAATTCCAGGACGTGACTTCTTCAGCGTCCGATCCGTGGATCGAAGCAGGAACATCGGTTTCGTCTTCCGGAGTCATGAATGATTTCGAAACTGGAACATTTGATTTTCGAGTGCGTGCGATAAATAGCGTCGGTCTGGTTTCAGATTGGACATATCTAAACAATCAGACCATCGAAGGAATCACGACCGAACCTGAAGATGTGACTGGATTGAACGTTAATAATCATGGGTCGAATGCAGTTATTTCATGGGACGAACCGACCGATTCAACGGACATTGACCACATCGCAATCGGAGTTTTGCAGGATGATTCGACCGAATGGGATGACGCGGAAATAATTGCGACAGTCGGAACCGGAACAACAACCGCAGTCGTTCCAGTGATCGAAGGAAATTATGTTGCAAAATGGGTAGGATCGGGAGGTCTGGAATCGATTGATTACATGGACTCCGGAAGTATCACCGTGTACGGATCAGAACTTGTGCAAACATTTGCTGAGCAAGAAGCATGGGCGGGGACATTATCTGGTCTTTATGAAACGGAAGATGATGGCGACGATGTTCTTAAATTTGTTGGAACGGAGGTCTGGGACAATTTCGGTGGCTTAATGGATTCATGGGGTCATGTTGATGCAATGGGTGGACGTGCGACGCTTGCAAGTTATACAGGCGTTAAAAGGGATCTCGGCGCGGTGCTTCCAGCGAGAATTTATACTAATAAAGTCTATACTTCCATTGTTACTGATGGGAGCAATTACATGGATACTTGGACGGATATTGATGGACGATCTTCTTGGGATCAAGTGGAAAAATTAGACAAACTTGTGACACAAATTCGTACTACTCAAGACGATCCTGCCGCCGAAGATGCAGATTGGTCGAATTATAAACCGTTTCTTATTTCCGACGTGGTTGCGCGAGGATTACAGTTAAAAGTTGATTTCGACCAGTTCTCAGAGAACGAACAATTCACGCTCCGCGAGTTGGAATTATTAGTCGATATGGTTGTCAGGTTTGAATCGGATCGCGCCAAGACTGCAACGTCGATAACTTATGATGATGAATTTTATTCGATTCCAGATTTGGTCGTGACTCCAATAAACATGGCAACAGGTGATTATATGACTATTTCTTCAGAAGCAAAAACTGGATTCAATATTAATTTTTACAATTCATCGGCAGTCGCACAAACAAGAACTTATAACTATCAAGCAAGAGGTTACTAAATGGCTAACGATCACGACTATATTATTTCAAACGATACAGGGAGCAACGTTCGTGGAGATTTAAATACTTTGCTTCTGGAAGTGGAAAAATCGAATGCAGGGGATAGTCTTCCGTCGGCTGGATTAGTCGTTGGGAAGGCAGGAAAACTCTGGTTTGACACGACGACAGACACGCTGAAATACTACACCGGCTCGGATTGGGTTTCGGTAGCTCGACAAGTCAAAGGATCGGCAAATAATACTCATATTACTGGCAATATTAATCCGATAGCAGATACCGCGATTACAGGGGTTAGCACAGTTTTTACAACGCAAGCAAAAGTTGGAGACAAACTTGTTGTTTCTGGTGAGACTCGAACAATAACTGCGATAGCGGACGACACTCATCTCACCGTCGATGTTGCAACAACCAATACTGCCGACGATGACAGTCCGGAAATTCACCCAGCCGCATTTGTGGTCACAGATGA